AAATATAACGCCAGAATTATTGACCGAAGCGGTTGATCAATGTATATATAATAACCCAACGCACGACGATATCCGGGACGCAATAGTTTTGGCCATTGAAGAAGTAAAGAAATTACGTCAAGCTTTTGTTGGATAGGAGAAAAATTGAACATACTAAACAGGGCGAAGAATATTTGGAACCTGTCCTCAAAGTCTAATCCATTTAACTCTCCTTATTTTGGGGACACATCTAGGGTAGCAAGGAATGAAATAAGGGACACACAAGGTGAGATTGCGTCGTATGGCGGCCATGCTACATATATAAGCGCATGCACTGACGCTATAACGCGTGATGTAATATCCCAGGGGTGGGATTTTAAGAATCTAAGCACTGGCGAAATAGTTGACGAAAGGCGCGTGCCGAAAAACATAATCGCACCGTACAAAGGCAGATGGCACGGAATTGGGTTTATTGATCTATTAAAGACCGTCATACCAGGCATGATATTGACCGGGAATGGGTATGTTTGGAATATAAAGGGGACGGCACTTGGGATGGCCAATGATGTAAAGGATGTATTCATACCGATACCTTCTCACAAATGCAAGCCATTTCTTAACGTAAATGGGGAAGGCATTGATTACTACACGGTTACAATGGGTGGGATGTCCTATCAGGTGTCGCCTGGCGATATGATTCACCTTAGACAAAATACGGTTTTCAACCCGTTCATTGGCGTTGGAAACGTCACAAAGTCGCGTCTTTTGGTTGAGGGTGAAGTTGCCATAACTGAGTACATGAATGTGTTTCTAACAGAGGCTCAGGGATCCCCTACGTTGATAATGTTGGATAAAACGAACATGGAGCATTCAAACAAACAACGCATGTCATCTATGTTGAAAGAGAAGTGGTCATCAAAAATACTTTACTTGAACGTCGATGATGCCGATATGATACAGAACTCGTTGATGAGTAAGGACATAGATTTTGTTGGCAAGAGAAAGTTTGACATGGACGCTATGTTGGCCATCTTTGGCGTTCCTCGCGTTGTCCTGGGCATCCCTGAGGGATCAAATAGATCTACGTCATCTAATCAGATACCCCTATATTATAAATCTACAGTAAATCCTTTGATCCGCGAAATTTCTCGGACGTTCACAGAGCAGCACGTAAAGAATTACTCTGACATTCTTGATTTCTGCATCGAGGAGCATGCTGCGGCTGATATGACAGAAGTTACAGGTATGGTGGGTAGTGGGTTAATAACGCCAAACCAGGGATCACACATGATGGGGCAAGAAACGGATTGGAATAATACAGAGCGTAACCTATTTTATCTGCCATCTAATCTTTTACCTATGGGTGGCGTTGGTAAGGTGCAGGACTCCCCAGCAGAAACGAAACCACCAATTATTGAGGATGGGGAAAAGTTGTCCAGAAAAAACCTGAATGACCCTAGGCATGTGGACGCTATAGTTGAATCGTTCAATAAAGCGTCTAATTTTGATAGGCTGTATCAGTCTCGATTTTTACGACGGGCTTTAACGTCAAGGAATAACATTGAGGATAAATATGTTGGCGTTATTTCTGATTACTATAAACGAACAGGGGTTGCGGTTATAGGGATTTTCAAAGAACAGATGAATATCAAAGAGGCCGCAAGCCCTGACGATATTGAAAACGCAGTGACGTTAATAATTCGATATCTAGATGAAAACATACAGGCAGAAAAGGAAATGCTGACCCCGCTTCATACTTCTGGAATCCAGCGAGCCATAAGTGATGTTAATGCTATAACTGGGTCGGCTGTTTCCCTTACGTTCTCTAACCCGTTTGTGAAGGGTGCCGTCGAGAGATTGGCAGACCAGATAACGGGCGTGCTAACAGAAACGACAAAGAAAGATATCCGTAAACTTTTTGGTAGGGCACTTTCTGAGGGGTGGAACACAAATACGATCCAGGACGCAATTAGCGACAAGTTTAGCCAGTATCAAGGGTATAGGGCTAGGATGATTGCAAGGACGGAGGCAAGGAAGGCATGGGACGCTGGCGCAGAGGTTGCTTATACTGATATCGGAGTCAAAAAGGTTGACGTTATAGGTTGTACCCAATTCGAGTGGAACTCTGATTGCGGAAAGCGAGGTATACCTGTGCATCTGATATCCTCATTAGTATTTCACCCAAATCACATAGGCTCATTAGCGCCAGAAGAGGAATTGTAGAATGAAAAGCAAAGATGTCGTAATTGAAGACTTTAATGCGTTTGAGGATAACGGGGCGCATTATATTACCGGATACGCCAACACTAAAGGGGTTGAAGATAGCCATGGTGATATAGCAATGTCACTAAATGGTGCCCCAGTATACGACCTTACGTCACGTTTTCAATTTAACCCTGTTGCCCTAGCTGACCACGGTAGAAGTGTCGGTAATATATTCGGGGCATTCGTTATGGGCCCCGGCGGAACATACGAGGACGAGCGCGGTTTGAGGTTTAAATTGAGGCTTATGGATAACCCGCAAACAGATATTGCCAAGCATGCTGTAGAGGCTTATAAATCGGGCGTTGCGCGAGCTTTTTCCATCGGCGGAGAGTGGTTCTATAAACATCCTCAGAATAAAAAATATTTGACGTCAGCTATAATTTATGAAATAAGTGGTGTGGCTATAGGGTCTGAGCCTCTGGCCTTGTCTTCTGCCCCCTCATATAAATCGATAGACGAAGAAACGGAAGCTAAACAACGGCATAATGTTTTGGAAATCCTCGTTTCTGAGTACAGAAAGACACTGTCTAGTCAGATTTTATCAGCTATCGAATATCTAGGAAAAGGTGACGTAAATGACAATTAAAGAACTTATTGGAAAGATGATCAAAGAAGGCAAAACGGACGCGCAAATCGCTGTTGCTCTCGCTGAGCATAAAGAAGACGGCAAATCTGTTTCAACTGACGCCGTTGTTTCTGCTATTTTGGCTGCCAGAAAAGCAGCTGAAATTGAAGAAAGATTACAAGCTAAATCTGAGGCGCAGAAAGCTGCTGAGGACGCTGAGGCTAAAGAGGCCGCTATTTCTGCGAAGCTTGATGCTGCTGTCGAGGCGAAACTTGCTACTATCAATATTTCTCCGAGCATGTTTCAGGCTCAAAAGTCATTGAAACGATTCAATAATCGCACAGGTGAGATCGAAGAAGTGTCCGGTCTTTCAGACGCGTACAAAGGCATGAATGACATGTTTGCAGCGCTTTCCCGCAAAGATGAAGCTTCTGCCCGCTCAATTTCTGACAGCATTGGGAAAGACAATGACAAATATTTGGGTCGTAAAGATACGCCTACCGTTTCAGATGTGAACGCACGCGGTCAATTTACAATCCCGATTGAAGTTGAAATGTCCATTATGCAGTTGACCCAGGCGCAGTCACTTGTGTTGCCTTACGTGAACAAAGATAACGTTGTTTTTAACTCAAAGATCTATCCCGTAATGTACGGAATTGATATTGACTATATTGCGGATCAGTCAACGGCGGCGGGCGAGAAAAACCCAACATTCACAAACCCTACAATCGCAATGAAACGCTTGGGTGGATTCTCGGCCATTTCTAACACAATAATTCGTCAAAAGGGCGCTGATTTGGTTAGTGCGTTCGTTGGTGCTTATTCTTCTGCTTTAGCTAAAAAACTTGACCAACAAATCACAGTCGGTAACGTTACCGGCGACTCTGATTTGGTTGATGGTATCGTTTTTGACGCCTTGACATCGTTGCCATCTTCTATCGCATTGGCTAACCTAACCGTTGCCGATTTAAGATCAATTCTTGAGCTTTTGAGCGCGGATTCTTCTCTTGCGTCAACTATTTTCATGGCTAACCGTAAGGTAGTAGGGAAAATTGGTCTTTTTGAAAACACGGCCGGAAATTATGTGTTTCCTAGATTTGTTGACGGTGGGAAATATGCGCCATTTGGAATTCCGATGGTTGAAATTCCACAGATTCCATCTACGCTCGACGTTGGTGGTGACGCTCGAACAGGCGGCACAGATGACGTTCTTATCTGTGCTGACATGTCAAAGGTCATGGTTGGGCTTGGTGAAACGCGCATCGATTCATCTGAGCATTTCCGTTTCACAGACGACACTATGGTTATGCGAGTTATTAAAGAGTTTGGCTGCAAAGTTCTTTCGGGTTCATCAACTGCTGGAGTTGTCGCTGTAGCCCAGGAATTAACAAACTAATGGAGTACACAGTCACCTGCCCGCGAGGCGTGGCATATCTTGATGGCGGGTTCAACGGTGGGGAGTTAGCCATTTTCCCCACCGGCACAACTATTCGTCAGAAAGACATTGATAAAGGGTTTGTTTCTGTTTCTGGATTACAAGCTCTTGAAAAGCGCGGCAGGGTTAAGCAGGTTTTAGGTACTGATACTAAACCTATAAAAGGAGGGTCTCATAAATGAAAAAGTTGACGTTACTTTTATTGGTCGCATTAGTTCTTGTCGGCGGGAGTGTTTCCGCTGACGAGTACCCGGCGTTCGCTATTCAGACGCTAACCGAGGATCAGACAACCCCCGTTGAGTTAGAAAGATCGGGTAACTAATGGCTATTTGCACGTCAGCAGACGTATTTGAGTTTTGCGGATCACCAGCTGACGTGCAAACCACACAAGCCGACGCTGTAACGTCACTTATTGCAAACGTCTCAAATTTTGTAGAAACATATATCGGAAGAAAAATCGAGACGACTGCAATAAGTGACGTAATAATGCAAGACGGCCTAAATTGCGAGATTTACGGCGACAAATTGTATTTAAAAGGGATATACAGAGACTTATATTCGATAAGTTCTATAAAAGAGATTGGGACAACATTAACTTCAGTTGCGGCATACAATGATGATGGCGATTATTACCTCGACCCCGTTGTGGGCGCGATTATCAGGGCCAACCAAAATTGGAGCTTGGAACAATTTGCAATCCTAGTATCTGGAAATGTTGGCCTTGGCGGGGCGTCTGGGTCTCTGGGCATGAAGCAGTTGGTTATTGAGATAGTGGCGTCAAAGGCCGGGCTTCTGAAAACTGAAATATTGACCGATTCCGGCACTATTGATACAGTCAGAACATTGTCAGAGACACAAATTAAAGGCATGTTAAAAACTTACATCACAAGGAGCGCATAATGGGATTAGGTGACGGACAGGGGCGTGCTGGTCTACAGTATGCGGCCCCCTCAAATGTGACAGTAGGTGTCACAAGTACGACTGTTTTAACGGAAGCCAATGCTTCTCTTTGCGAGTATATCGCGTTAGTGAATGACTCCGATGAGATCATTTACTTAGCATTAGGCGCTGACGCTGAGTTAAACAAGGGGATTAGACTTAATGCTAGCGGTGGTGCCGTTGTTTGGGAGACATCGGCAATCCCAAAAACTGTCATAAACGCAATTTGTACATCTGGTTCCAAAAATCTATGCATTCAGATTGGTAGTTAGATTATGGGGATATCTAACGGCGGCGGAGGATCTTCGCCAGAAACAGCATTACAGATAACAAACACAACCCTTTCCGGAGATGTTCAACTAACATCATCTTCGACCGTGTTTCAGGTTTTCGACCCAAACGAATCTAACAGAAATGTGGTCGCTGAGGACAACCCAGAGCAAGGCCGGTTCTATCGTATATCTAACCCCGCCGAGATTTCAAATCTTGTCTTCAAAAACTACGCTGGATCAACTATCGCCACGGTTTACCCTGAGACCGCGAAATTTTTTGTTTATGACCAAACCATCGGCTGGTTTGAGTGGGTAGAAGGCAGCGCAATTGACGGTGTTGAACTAGGATTTAACAATCCAATAGACTCAATTAAAGTTGATTCTTTGCAATTGTACGGCGGGACAATACGTATAAATGGATCAATTCTTGATTTAAATTTGACAGCGGGGACCGGGAAAGACGTTGTAATAAACTCGCCCTTGAAACACACAATCGGGGCTATTAATGCTATAAACAAGCAAACGCTTTCAGGTGATCTTCAGTTAACTGCAACTTCAAAATCACATCAGTATTTAAATTCTAACACAGGAGCTATGACTGGTAGGCTTGTCTACGCTGAGGCTAACCCAAAGAGCGGACGGACTTACTATCTGCACAATTCGGGGGTTTTCGGGGTTGATGGTTTCCTTGTTTTCTCAAATGCCGAAGGCACTCAAAGTTTTGATGGTATCCCGGGCGGGTTTATGGGTACGTTTATATACAACGGCACGTCATGGCAGCAGATTGATCTGTACTACGACCAAATAACGTACAGTAATCTTTACGGATTGGCAAATTTTGCGAGCATTGCCCCTCTACTGGCCTCAGCAAACACATTTACAGCCGCGCAATCAGTTACCCCCGTAGCTCTCACAAGTGCCGCTAACAGTGTCGCTATAGATGCGGCTCTGAGTAATAACTTTACGCATATCTTGACAGAGGACACAACACTCGCAGCTCCGACAAATTTAGTTGATGGAACATCCTACAATTTCATAATAAAACAGAATGCGTCAGCCGCCAAAACGCTAGCATTTGACGCTGCTTTCTTGTTTCCTGACGGGGTGGATCCGACAATAACTACTACGTTAAACAGTGTCATGATGGTTTCTTGTATTTACACAACCGTCGGCGGTTTAATGTGCGTCAGCTCGCAAGGGTTCGCGTAATGTTCACAGCAGCCGTTGCGTTTAATAAACCACGGCGACCATTTGTTATCAGTGTAAAAACTGACAATGCGGGGGCGTCTGGTTCGTCACAATTTACATTCCCAACGGTAGCGGGGGGGTCTTACGATTTTTATTATAAAACTTCGGAAGGCGTTTCTGCGAGAATCACAACTTACAACGATGCAGCGACTACCGTGAATTTTTCTGGAGGCGCGGGCACGTACGACATTGAAATACAT